AGGAATCGTACTGTTTGGAGAATTAAATCTCCAGAAGGTGCTGTTGCTTTGTTGTCACCAGTAATTCAATCTGGTCCTCCAGTTGATGAGGAAGTTCTCAAACAAGTGGAAGAATTTAGACAGGATTTTGTTGACAATCCTAGCTAAATATCTTATAATCATCTAGTAACTGAGCAGACCAATGCGTCTTAAAAGCCATGAAACTCCTAGAAAGCGAGGACGCAACATCAAATCCCGTCTAGCGTCTGCTCGCTTACGACAATTAAAGAAACGTACAAAATTGTTTGTGAAAAAACTTCATTCATGATTAGATTATTTCCTACATTAGTTCATGAATTTAAAATTCCTGATTTTGATAGACAGTCAATAATTGAATATTGCTACCAACAACGTAAGGAAGACCCTCATGGTATGCAAAAGTCTAATAGAGGAGGATGGCAATCACAAGATCATTTTTGTATGTTTAATAATCCTTTAAGTGATGCACTTACTTCTGGGTTATCTAGTTATGTTCAAGAGAATAATATATTTCAAAAAGGTGTGGGTATAGAAGTTCAGGCAATGTGGATTAATATTAATGGACCTGGATGTTATAATATTAAACATAATCATCCTAATAGTGATTTATCAGGAGTTTTTTGGGTTAAAGGTGGTCCTGATATGGGTTCATTAGTATTTGATGATTATAATAATTATAGTAGGTTTATGGAAGTAGTTGCATATTCTAATGAATTTAAGGATGATAATGGATTGTGGACACAGTTTAGATTTGAACCTCAAGAAGGAGAATGTGTATTATTTCCAGCAAGTTTAGACCATTGTGTTGAAGATAATCAATCACAAGAAGAACGTATTTCTGTTTCTTTTAATATAAAGCTTGACATGGATTTTAAATCTGCTAATATAGGAGCAGGTTACAAACCAAAAGGTTATCATTTAGATAAAGATAATCTTCTTTAGTGGGAATACAAAAGATGTCCACGTAGAAGGACTGCCCACTACCTATATAAACCAGCGTATCAAATGTTACCATGAGAGATCAATTATTAAAAGCAATATCTGCCCATGCTAAAGGTGAGATTGAAAGACATAGAGCAAACGTTGAAGTATATCTTAGTAATCCTGCTGGTATAGGTGAACATTCAGATATAACAGATGCAATTCAAGTAGAAATAGACAAGATCTCTCGTTATCATGACCAGATAGAAGTAATAAATACCTATCTAAGAGACAAGAAGCATCCAATACAGTTAGATGAATGACTTTAAAGCAGCAAAGAAATTAATAAAATTAGCAAAAGAACATCCTGATTGGTATTCCAAAAAGGATGTTTTTTATGCAAAACAAGTAAAAAAACAACACAGAAAACTTAAAAAACAATCTGATCATGGCACTGACAAAACAAGTTGAAATTGCTTTAAATGAAGCACAAGATAAACTAAGAGAAGCATTAGCTTTCGCAGCAAGGAGTGAGAAACCTTACATTAGTAAGCATATTTCTGACATGATGATGAAAATCGATTGTCTGAATGAAGTATCTGTACTGATTGATAGTGTTGAAGGTATGAGAATCGAAGATGAGTGATCAATACCCTTTTCAAGCCCCTATAGCGTCATTCTCAAATGGGTGTTTATATCATCTATATTCTACTCCATTATTTGCATGTAGATGTGAGAACACTGAAGCTATACAGAAAGAATTAGAGGTATCTTATCGCAATAGTACATACGAGTATAAAGAAGATTTTGGACAGACTCATTTATTATCGGACACTACCTTTGGTGGTAATGTTATAGTTAAAGATAACTTAAAAGAATTAGAAAAAGCAATACATGCGAATCTTTCTAATTTCTTAGGGGCTATAGGATTTGAAAATAATGGTAGTTATATACCTAATATAAGGTATAAGATTCAACAATCTTGGTGGTCTAAATTTGGTTATAGAGATTATGCACATGTACATAATCATGGTGCTTCTGATATATCAGGTGTTTATTATTTTAAAGCAGAATCTAGTAATGATGCAAAAGGGTTAAGTTCTTCTTTTGGAACTCAACCAGAAGGTAATATTTATTTCAGTAGTCCTGCACCATGCCATACTACATCATTTGTTTTTGGTCATTATGGATATAAACAATCTCAGTTAGCTGAAGTTGGTAAGATGTTACTATTTCCTGCATACTTAGATCATGGTGTATCAACTAATGAAACTAAAACGGATAGAGTAAGTTTGGCATTTAACATTAATTTTGAAAAGCTAGATAACTATGTTAATGAAAAAAGTGAGGATAAGTTTAAATGATTGAAAATGAAGGAGATTTAATAGCGGAATTGTTAACGTTAACATCAGAACTTGATGGTACAATGACAAGATCGACTACATCTGCCAGTAGCGGTAGAACTTCTAAGAAAATTGTGATAGAATACGACATCAAGGAGGAGAAAAGAAATGTGGAATCTTAATATAGGTAAGGCGTTTTACAATCTTAAAGAGTGGGACAAGAGATTGGCAAAAAAATTCCAGGATAAATTTAACCTCACAGACTATCAAATGCTTTGTATTGCATTTGCTAAAGGATTTGTACTTGGAGCTATTTTCCTATGAGAGAACAACTATTAGAACTATTAAAGAAGGATGCTTATCGTAAAGGTGAGTTTACATTATCTTCTGGTGCATTTAGTACTCATTATGTAAACTGTAAACCAGTTACACTTAATGGTAAAGGATTATTTTATGCTAGTTGTCTATTACTTGAATGTATAGAAGAAGACACATTTGCGGTTGCAGGTTTAACTCTGGGTGCTGACCCATTAGTAAGTGGAGTAGTGACAGTATCAGCAGCAGATGAAGTTGATCTTGATGGTTTAATTATTAGGAAAGAACCTAAAGGTCATGGGACTCAATCTCAAATAGAAGGACCAGTATTACCTAAAGGTGCTAAAGTAACAGTACTAGAGGATGTTACAACTACTGGACAATCTGCATTGAAAGCAGTGTATGTGTTACGTGATGCAGGATACGTTGTTGATCGTGTTGTTACTATAGTTGATAGGCAAGATTATGATTGTCGTGCCATTATGGAACAAGAAGGATTAGACTTCATAAGTCTGTTTACTATTGATGACCTTGCTAAATAGAACTGTAGCAAAACGTATGATTATTCGTGGCAACTAAGAAGATATCGCAGTTAGAAACAATATCAGACTCCAACTTATCGGGTGAAGCGATTTTACCTGTTGTTGTATCTGACCCATTGATTCCTAACAGGAAAGCAAAAGTAAATCAATTATTTAAAGGTGTATCACAGGGAACCAAAGCGGAACCTGGTCTTACCTTTGACCTTGATAGGGATACTGGTATATACCAGAATGCTTATGATCAAATAGGTGTTGCTTTTGGTGATGGTGGTTTATATTGTACTCGACTTGATAATGGTAATAGTAGTACATCATTGTATGTAAACGCTGTTGATGATGTTGCTAATAATACTGATATAGTTTTTGCTCCAAAGGGTACTGGTTCTGTTAAAGTAACAGGTCAGTTTTTGATTGAAGATGGTTCTTTTGTATTAGAAGATACTCAAGGTCCGAAGGCACGGTTTGAAGTTGGTAATGTTGGAACAGGTAATACAACACGTGTATTTACTTTTCCTACTATTACTCAAGGAAATGGAACTACGATTGTAGGTGATGATACTACTCAGACATTAACAAATAAGACTGTTCTTATTGATGAGGATAATTTTGTTATTGTTGATGGTACTGAGGAGGCAATTTTCCAGATTAACTGGCCAACAACTTCAGGAACTAGAAGATCATATTTCTTACCTGATGCTGGTGCAGTAACAACTGGTAGTGAACCTACTGCTACTTCTTCTACTTTACTTGATACTAAAACAGAGCAGATTGTCTTAAGTAAGACAATGGTCAATCTTAGACTTGCTGCTAACTCTGATCAAGGTACAAATTATGCCCAATTTTCAACTGGTGGTTTATCTGGAAACAGAACAATTACTGTTCCTGATTTAAGTTTGACCTTAGTTGGAACTGATTCTACTCAAGTTTTAACTAACAAGAGTATTGGTGGATTGATACTTCAAGATAGTACGGATGTAACTAAGAAGATTAATTTCAGTCTTGCTAATCAGAACGCATTAACAAATACTGGATATCAATTCCCAGCTACTGCTGTCCTAAATAACAACAGTGGTGCAATAACAACAACCATTGTTACTGAGTTGGCAACTCAAGACTTAAAGTCTAAATCTTTATTTACTCCAATAATAAAGAGTGATGTCAATCCTAATGGTTCTGTTATAATTAATGTCGATAACATTACTAGCTCAAGGGTAATTAGATTCCCTGATGCTGATGCGACACTTCTCTCTACAGAGAACGTTACCGTTGATGATGTTAACTTTGGTGCTGGTATCGGTGCTGCAAACTTAACTTCAAGGACAAGACTACAACAATTTTTCTACGCAGGATTTTAATTAATAGCTATGGCAGACCAAGGACTTTTAGCACAATCTAAACCAGGTGCAAATACTAATACGCTGCTATATGGTGCTGCAGCAGACAAATCAGCGAGTGCTGTATTAACTATTGCCAATGATGGCACAGGTTCAGCATATAAAGTTGGATTAAAAGATTATGATCAGAAATTAACCTTAGATGCATCGACATATAAATTGCATGAAGGTGATGTTATTACTGGTTATAAAGTAACAGTTAACAACGCAATGAGTAATGCTACTGGATTAGCAGCAGGTAATACAATTACTAGTGATGATGGTGAGAAAACACTTGTTTTTGAATCTTTTATTACACCAACTCAAACAACAATTTTTGTTAAAGATTTTTTACTTAGAGGAGTTACAACAGAATCAACTACAGGTACATTTACAGTTGGAGAAACAGTAACTAAAGGAACTGGTGGTGATACAACTACTGCGGTTATATATTCTGTACAGGGAGCAGTCCTTCGTTTTGGACCATCAACTATAAATGGTTCTGGTGCTGAATTTGCAGATGGTGATAGTATAACTGGTTCTGGTGGTGCTACATCAACTATTTCCACAGGTGGTATTGCTACAGGTGTTCAAACTTTCTGTTATTCAACAACAACTGCTGGTGGTACATATAATGCTTACATAGGTGAAGTGTTGGAATTATTCTCTGATAGGGTATATAGATTTGATATTGGTGATGCATCAATGAGTGGTAGATTGTTTAGATTGTCCACCACTGCTAACGGTGAATATGGTCCTGATAATGATGCAGCGGCTACAACAGATAATGGTGTAGAGTACACTACTGGTAAAACATCAAGTGGTTCTGCTGGTGATGGTGCTAATGGATACGTGCAATATGATTTTGCTGCGAATACATCATTAGCTGGATTACTATACTTCTATGATGGTAATACCACTGCTAATGCTGGTGCTGCTTATGGTGGACCTACTCGTAACTTTAGTATATCTGGTAACTTCACATACCTTGACATGTATGTTTATAATGTAGAAGGAACTTGGGTAAATGGTTCAGATACATTTACTCAACAGGCTACAACATTTACTGTAACTGCTCAAGATGTTCAACCATATGGTTACATTCGTAGTTATGATGGTACTACTGCTTATGTAATTAAAGGTATAGGTTCTACTGATTTTGCTGGTACTGATAGCTTTAGGGATAACCCTAAATTGAATACTGCAACTAGATCTTTTGCTACTGTGAGCTCTGTTGATGTAGCAACTACTGCTCTTGAAGATGCTAATTACATTGTTAATGGTGTTACCAATGGTAACAATGAAGTTGATAGAATAACTTCTATCGTTATTGGACCTGGAGAAAGATTAGTTGTTAACAGTACTACTGCAAACAATTCATTCAGTCTCATTGGATTTGAAGATGCATCAACAGCACTTTCTACTAGAGTGTTTGGTCTATAATAAATAACCATATAGGAATAGCGTATAAGTAATGTCACTAACTAGGTTAAAGAATATTATTACGTCCAGAACTGGACGTATTATCTACGTAAACCCTGACGATTTCGATGCTTCTGATGCCATTGATAATAGGGGTAACTCGGCATTACGTCCGTTTAAGAGTTTGCAACGTGCTTTCCTTGAGGTGGCACGTTTCTCATATCGTGTTGGTTTAAGTAATGACGAATTTGACGCATTTTCAATTTACTTATATCCTGCAACCTATGAGATTGATAACAGACCTGGTGATGTATTATATACAAACGTTGCTCCTATTGATGCTAACTCTAACCTAGATTTAACCTCTCCTAATAATGTACTATACAAATACAACTCCGTTGAAGGTGGTGTCATTGTACCTAGAGGTTGTTCTGTTGTTGGTAGTGACCTTAGAAGAACTAAAATAATTCCAAAATATGTTCCATACCCTACAACATACGCTGCTAAAGGTATAAACACAGAAGAGCAAGTACCTTCTCGTAGTGCAATCTTCAAAGTAACTGGTGGTACTTACTTCTGGCAATTCTCATTCTTTGATGGTGCTGAAGAAGGTGTATATTTCAAACCTGATAGTGTAGAGACATTACCACCTAAGTATTCACATCATAGACTTACATGCTTTGAGTTTGCTGATGGTTTAAATCCATTATCAACTCTCGTATCTCAAGGAACTGTACCTAACGCTGATTACTCTGCTGTTCCTAATATACTTTCAAGAACTGACCTAGACATATATTATCAGAAGATATCTAAAGCATTCGCAACTATTCCTGATACTTCTGGTGATCCTTCAACTGACCAAATTCAGGCAAGGGTTGAGGAGAACAGAATTGTTGGTCCGATTTCTGATGAATACAGAGTACTACAGATTACAAGAAACGGTCAGACAGCAACGGCAGTTACTGTTGATGAATTTGATAACCCAAGAGATCATGGATTCTCTGTTGGTGTTAACATTAACATCTCTGGAGTTACAGGTTCAACTGGACCTCAATCAGAATTAGACTCTGGAATATATAATGGTTCATTCACTGTTACGTCTGCATCTGGTAACGTATTTACTTACCAAATGTCAGCAGAACCTTCTGGTAATGCTGTTGGTTCAAACGTAACTGTTAAGACAGAGATTGATACAGTTGACTCTGCATCACCTTATGCGTTCAACCTATCACTACGTTCTGTATGGGGTATGAATGGTATGCATGCAGATGGACTTAAAGCAACTGGTTTCAAATCAATGGTTGTGGCACAGTTCACTGGACTATCACTACAGAAAGATGATAGAGCATTTGTAAGATATAATCAATCAACTGGTAACTATGATGTAGCAACATCTGGAGATGGTGCTCACTTAGATGGTTATGCGGAATATAGAAAGGATTGGGGTCATAGGCACATTGTTGCATCTAATGACGCATTTATTCAGGCGGTCTCGGTGTTCGCTGTTGGATATTATGCTCACTTCTCTGCTATTGGTGGTGCTGACATGTCAATTACCAACAGTAACAGTAACTTTGGTAATACTGCATTAAGATCTGCTGGATTTAAAGCAAAAGCATTTTCTAAAGATAAGGCAGGTGCATTAACTCACGTTATTCCACCTAAAGCACTTAATGTTATATCAACTACTGCTAATGGTGCAATTGGTGCAACTTCAATAACACTTGCTAATGATGGTAGTGTTAATGGATTGGTTCAGGGAATGACAGTGCATGGTGTTGGTATTGCTACTGGTGCAACTGTTGGAAGTTTTAATACTAATACTAGAGTAGTTACTTTGAGTGCTGCTAATGATGCTGTTGTTAATGGTAATATTATATTCGGTGAAGAGACTTCTGTTAACTGGACAAATATTGATATTGGAAGAACTAAAACAATTAACTCTGCATTAGCAGGACAGGGCGGTACTCCTGGAACAAGATTGTACCTATATGGATATGTTGTTGAAGCATCACCACCAACAACAAGAGTACAGGGTTATACAGTTGGTGCTAGACAAGATGGTACTGGAAATACTGCTGTAGCAGATAAACTTAATTGTCTGTTGATTGCTAATGGTGCAACTGAACCTACTGTTCAATCTGCAAGTATTACACCTTATGGACCTAGTGTATCTGGTGTTGCTGCTGGTACTCCTGGTTCCCCATTACAATATGATGCAGGAACATATACTATTAATGGTAATCCTGATCAGGTAGGTGGATGGTATCTAGCTGTTAGTGCAGAGAATAATGAAATTTATACTACTCTTTCGACTAATAACGTTTATAATACTGTTAACTTCACTCCTACTACTTTCCTCAAGAGAATCCCAGATCCAAGAGATTTACAAGATAGAACTTACAGAGTCCGTTATGTAATTGATAAGGATAAGACTAATCCATTACCAAGAGACCCTCTATCTGGTTATGTATTACAACCATTGAATAGTGATACAACATCATATTCATTATCTAAGTGTTATTATGTGTATGATATTGAAGTAGTACAACCATTTATTCGAGGTGTTGATGATGGTATCTATTATCTAACATTATTATGTGCTTCTATTGCACCTTCAACTTCTAACTTTAATGATAGATTCTTCTCTCAGAATGTTAATGAGGTATATCCTACATTTGACAGAGATAATCCTCTTGCTGACCCTAATGCTTCTGTATCTGTTGCAGATAATCAAATTATTGGATTAGTTAACGCAACTGATGGTGCTACACCAACTCCTAATTTAGATCCTAAGTTATCAATTACTAAGGAATCTACAGAGTTCTTATTACAAGACACAGGTTGGACTCAACCAGGTAGTACACCTAACTATGATTCAGTTAACAAGAGATTATCTAATATTGAATTGACTGCTCGTGCTGGTGATGAAGAAACCAGATCAATTAAGATAAGACAGAATAATGACGGAACAGTCGCACCAATCAATGTCGAGTTTAGACGACACTCAATCCTTAGATCAGGTAATCATACGTTTGAGTATCTTGGTTTCGGTCCTGGTAACTATTCTACTGCGTTCCCTCAAACTCAGGTTGAGACTCTCACACAAAACCAAGTTAGATTCTCACAGAGTATAAAAGAAGAAGCAGGAGTTGCTTTCTACTCTGGTCTTAACTCTAATGGTGACCTATTCATTGGTAACCAGGTTATTAACCCAGTTACAGGTCAGATAACAAATGAAGATATTGCACAACTTAATGTTATTGGTGAAGAGAATACTACTATTGAAACATTCTCTGAGTTAGTATTAACTGATAAGTTAACTGTAATTGGTGGAGCATCTAACCAGTTAGAATCTATATTCGCTGGTCCTGTTACATTCCAAGGTTTAGTTACATCTACTAAGAACTTACAATCTAAGAAGTTATCTTACTTCAACCAAGATGGTACAGTTATTAAGCAGACTCTACTAGCACCAGAATTGGCTAATGGACTACCTGACTTCTCTAATATTACTGATTATGATACACCTTCTGATGGTGATTTAGTTTATAATATTAACTGGACTCCAGGTAAATCACTTGGATGGATATATTATAGTCAAGCATGGAAGGAATTTGGTTTAACAGATACAGGACAAATTGAAATTGGTGATTTCGCTGGTGTTAAACATATTGGTATTGGTGAAAATCCTCAAGCAGACTATAGAATTAGATGTACTGGTTCTGTAAGAATTGATGGTGATATAGTTGTAACTGGTAGAGGTGGTGTTGCATCTGATAAGTATATTACACGATCATATACAGGTGATGGTACAACATTAACGTTTGCTCTCACTGCTTATGGTGGTGGTATTAAACATACGGCAAGTTCTGTTGCTGTATTCTTAAATGGTGTTGCTCAAATAGCAGGTACTAACTATGGTGTTGATGCTAATGGTATTAACATTGTGTTTAACACTGGTGATGCACCATTAACTACTGATACAATTCATATCTTAGAATTACCTATCTAAATAATATTGAGTAGGAGGGAATCTCATGGCAATTTCAAGGATTAGTGGAAATCAGATTTCCACATCAACAGAAGCAATTATTACAACGTTATCATTTTTAAATACAAATAGTGTATTTAAACTTCCATCTGGTACTACAGCACAAAGACCTGTTGGTATTGTTGCTGGTACTATGAGATATAACAGTGATGTAGATAATGCAGAGATATATGTTAATGATATTGGAGATGGTAGTGCTGGTTGGGTTCCAGTAGCAGGTGGTGGTCCTTCTATAGGAGATGATAGTATTATTAGGACTAATGGTCCAACTATCTCAGAGAATTTAACAATAGGTCCAGTTGCAAATAATGATGCTAAATATACTAACGGTTTAACTGCTGGTCCCGTAACTATTGCCAATGGTTATACGGTTACCATTGAAAGTAATGCTGCTTGGAGTGTAGTCTAATGGCAGGTGATCTTAAAGTTGCTAATATACAGGGGTTATCTCCTGGTTTTACTGTAGAATTGGATGGAGATTCCGTTCTAGAAGTAGAAGGTGACTTAAGATTGCAAGGGCAGTCATATGCACCTATACCTGGTGGTCCTGATAATGAGAAACCACTTAATCCTAAGTATGGTTCAACATGGATGAATACTTGGACAGGTAAATTGGAGTATTGGAAAGGTCCAGGAAAAGGTGGATGGGATTATATAAATCCAGGAACTGCTGGTGGTGCTGGTGCTGGAGGAGGAGGTGCAGAGGAAGAACCGCCCCCACCAATTATTACAAATGCTGCTGAGTGGAGTACGCTGGCACAAGATAATGTCCCAATATTAATGCAAACGGAGCAAGGAGGACAAGAAACCATTACTCCAGTAATGATTACTACACAAAATGGTTCAAAAATGGCACTAAATCTTGGTAGTGCTGGTAATATCTCTGCTACATGGTTTCCTGGAAATGGTTATTATAGTGGATATACTTATGGTAGGAGTATATCTAATACTGTTCAACAAAATTTTCAAAAATTTGGTTATATATTTTCTGGGCAAAGAATCGCAGTAACAAGTATTCAAGGAACAAGTGAATCGTGTTGTGATTGGTATAGATATGAGTACATGTTCGGTAGTTCATATACACCTACATGGCCAAATATATATGGTAATGCTGGTAGTAGTCAGCATCAACCTTATGAAACTAATTTACAATCATTTAGTAGTGCTACATCTGCAAGTACCAGTTTAACATTAAGATATAGAACTGATGGTAGTGTAAATAGTGGACCAGGTTTTTATTCACATACACCAAACATTTATTTGTATATTCAATAATGAGTTTTCAAGATACGATCAAGGAAAGATGGTCTATCTGTGAATCATGTGAGCATTTTAAAGAGTTTCCTATAGTTCACAAGGTTTTAAAGGTAGGACACCAATGTGAACAGTGTGGATGTTTTATGGAAGCAAAAGTTAGAATACCTCAAATGCATTGCCCACTTGAAAAATGGTGACATAAATAATAGGAGGATATCAATAGAATGTTATGAGTAAGATTGTTATTCAAAATTTAGAAGGTATTGCTGCCACTATTGGGCAAGTTAATCTGAGTGCTGGACATGTCTTGGATAATAAAGGAACTATAGATTTAAGTAGGAATAGTGGTGCTTTTCAATTACCAGTTGGTAATACAGCACAAAGACCATCTAATCCAGAAGCAGGATATGTACGATATAATACTGATAATAATGCAGAGGGAAGTGAAATTGGTGTAGAGTATTGGGATGGTTGGACTTGGTATGCTTATGGTGAATTTACTGAGAGACAAGGAGCAAGTTCAGAGGATGCAGTATCATATAGTGCATATTTTGATGGTCAGTGGAATTATTTAACTGCGTATGCTGCTGCACTTGGATGGGTTCATTCAAGTGATTCTGTATGGACAGTAGAATTTTGGATGAAAGATGATGGAACAACAGATCAAAATGCTGGTCTATTGGAATTTTGGGAGAGTTCTACAAATGTAATGATGTCTCATATAAAGAGACAGAATAATGATCTTGTTTGGTCATATCAATCAGGTGCAGGTCTTCATTTACAAGCAAGTGGTGCTTGGACAACTTTGAGTGATGGTGAATGGCATCATGTAGCAATTTGTTCTTATGATGATGGTTCTGATGGTGATACTGATTGGAGAATGTTTATAGATGGTACAAGTGTAGCATTTAAATCATTTGGTTTCACTGCTTCAAATGATTTTGGTAATAGATTAAATGTTGGCGGCAGTATGAATTACTTTAAAGGGTGGATATCAAATGTTCGTTTAACTGAGGATGCTCTTTATCCTTCATCATCACTTACTGTACCTATTTCATCATTAACAACAACTTCTCAAGGTGCTTCAACAGCAACAGTTGAATTGTTAATGTTAAGTCTTAATGCTGTTTCACCTACTGTTGCAACTAGAGCACCAGGTGCCATAATTAATGCTGGTAATGGTCTAGTTGAAGCACAGACAGAAAATCCATTTGGTGCTGCTGGTGGTGGTTCTTCTCCACCTGGAGAAGTAGTATTTCATGCAAGTGGTCCTAATACTTCAACAATGCATAGTTGGACTGTACCAGATGGAGTAACTAATATTTCAGTACTTTCTATCGGTGGAGGTGGTGGAGGAGAATCTAACCATGATGGTGCTGGCGGTGCAGGTGGATCGTTGTCATATAAGAATAATATTACTGTAACACCAGGCGATAGCGTTACTGTTTATGTTGGTGGTGGTGGAATGGCAAATGGATGGGGTCAATATGGACCAGATGGTAGTAATAGTTATGTAAATATTGCTGGTGTTCAATATGCTGTTGCTGGTGGTGGAACAGGTGGTAAAGGAAACTATGGTAGTCAATGTTGGAATATTCCTGGTGGTTATTATTCAAATGGAGATGGTGGAGGAGAAGGTGGAGCATCATCACACTATAGTGGATGTAGACAAGCAGGTGGAGGATGTGGAGGATATAATGGTGGTGGGCAAACTAACTCTGGTAGAGTAAGTAATCCTCAATATAGTGGATGTAATGGTAATAATGGACAAAATGGTGGAGGTGGAGGAGGTTCCTCTGCTAATGGTAGTTCTAGTCACTACTGCGGTGGTGGAGGTGGAACTGGTATATATGGTCAAGGACCTAATGGTATAAGAGGAAATAATGGTCAGAACTCATATCCTAATAACGAAACACATTTCTGTGGTAAGGGAGGTTCTACAGCACATAATACTGGATTAAGAGGATATTCTAATAGATCTAATAACAGTACCTTTGAAGGTAGTGGTTCTGGATATAATAGATATCATCCATCCTATAATGGTAACTCAAGTTATACATGTCCTGATGGAGGATTTCCAGGTGGAGGTGGTGGAGGTGCAAACTCAGGTGATGCTCAAGGTATGGGTGGTCATGGAGTTGTAAGGATTATTTGGGGTGATGATTCATTCACTAGATCATTCCCTACCACCAATGTAGATAAGAGTGATGTTATTGATGGATCATATACTGTTACCACAGAAGGTAATCAGTTAATGTACTAGGTTATAAATAACAATATAAAGGAGCAAACTGAAGAATGAGTACCTTAAACGTAGACACTATTAATGGGCAGAATGTACACGCAACAGGCATAGTTTCTGCTGGTTCTGCATTGAAAGCACCTAATTATGCCGACTCTGGTAAACCGTCCAGTGCTGACCCAGGAACAGTTATATACAATACAACTGGAACTGACGTTGAGGTGTGGAAAGGAAGTTCTTGGTTAAGTCTTGGTGCTGGTAATATGAGAACATGGACGACAGAAACACGTCCATCATCACCATCTCTTGCACAGTTTGGATTTAATACAGATACATCACAAGCAGAGATTTTTAACGGTTCGGATTGGATTGCTTTTGGTTCTGCTGCTGGAGGTGAAGGTAGTGGTCCATTATTTAATTTTACTACTTTTACGTTTAAGTCTATAGTAAGTAGAGGTGAGGATGAAGGTCCATCATTCTCTCAGATGCAGTCAGAATACTCTGGACAACCTTGGAATGATGGTACTAATTTTGCTCAAGGTGATCATCAAGGTTATCAAAAATGGACTGTACCTGAAGATGGTAATTATACTATTGAAGCAGGTGGAGCAAGAGGAGGTAGAGATTTAAACTATGGACAATATAATATTTGGGGTGCAAAGATAAAAGGTACGTTCGCTTTAACTCAAAGTGATCAAATAGAAATGGCGGTTGGTGTTGGTGGTAACCAATACTATTGTCCTCATGGTAATGAGTGTGGTGGAGGAGGTGGTTCCTTTGTTAAGAATAAAACTACAAATACTCTGTTGATTGCAGCAGGTGGTGGCGGTGGTTCTATGGGTGGTAACTATGGATGGTCATGCGGTAGACCAACATCACACTGCGAAGGTAGAAGTGGTGAATATGGTGGACGTTATGGTTGCTATTGTCAACCATCACAACCTACTGCTGGATATGGTGGTAATGTTTGTGGATCATATACAGGTCATGGTGGTGGAGGTTATCAGGGTGATGGAACTTCACAATATAGTGGACACTGTGGAAATGGAAGAGGTGGTAAAGGATATAATAACGGTTTGCAAGGAGGTAGAGGAGACCATTGTTATGCACCTAGTAGTGGTACTGGAAACCAAGGTGGATTTGGTGGAGGTGGAGGTGGAAACCTAACATCTCCTGGTGCTGCTGGAGGATGGACTGGTGGTTGCTGTTCTGGTAACTGGTCATCTTATGGTGTATGTGGAGGTGGTGGAGGTTCCTACAATAGTGGAACATCACAACAGAATACTCAAGGTGGTAACTCAGGAACAGAAGGTGGACAGTATCAAGGAAATGGATATATAAAGATAACTAAAGCATAATTCATGCAACCTAGAAAGTGGACTACTCGTTATCATTGGTATACTGATAAACCTGTAACATGGGCAGATGGTCAGACATGGACTGATTTTAATGATCCCATACCATTTGTTAGACCTGAGTTACAAAATGAAAGATTGGCGTTATGTAATAACTGTGACAGTTATGATAAGGTCAATTTTTTATGTGAGAAATGTCAATGTTTTATGAAAATGAAAAGTAAACATCCAGATGCCAAATGCCCTATTGGTAAGTGGTAGTGTATAAATAAGATTAGGTCTATTATTGTGTCAAGGACTAATGAGAACTTTTAAAGAACTTGAAAAATTAATTTCAGAATCTAATGTTAATATCAATAGGTTAGATACCGAATTAGAAGAGGCGATAAAACTTAAAGAAAGTCTTGTAATGCAAATGACTGAAGTTATTGCACAAACTGATAAGGATAGTGAGGAGGATATAAATTCTCATGATCTTCCTTTGGGATTTTTGAAGGTTAGACCAGAAGATACTGATAAGGATGATGAGAAGGTTGAACTTGGATTAACTGTTAAGAAGCAAGAATTAGAAATAAAGAAACTCAATAAAAATATTGAGGAGTTGAAGGAAGAAATGAACGCTAGGGAGTTTAAATTACAAAAGGAATTTGTTGCACCTACTGTCTCCGATCCTTCTCCTGTTGAATCTGTTATGCAACCAGATGCAGCAAAAATATTAGAAGCAGATATAAATGCTGGAAGAGGACATATACCTGTTAATTTTGATGATGATGATGATCCTAAAGAGGAGATAGCAACAGCATGAGTACCATAAAGACAAACGGGATAATGGGTCCAGAATTGACGGGTATGAAAATCCGTATGAAGGACACTGCTCATTTAAATGTTATAGGAACTCTAAAAACCAGTCATGGTGGTCAAATATGTCTTCCATCAGGCACTACAGATGAAAGACCTTCATCTCCACAAAAGGGGATGATCAGAATTAATGAAACTAAGTTGGGTATAGAAGTATATGATGGTAGTGATTGGTTATTAATATCACAACCACCAGTAGGAGGTGGAGGTGCAGGTGGAGGTGAAACTTCTGCTACAGGTCAAGAGGCATATACATCAGCAGGAACATATAGTTGGACATGTCCTGATAATGTTTATGATGTTTCAGTAGTATGTGTTGGTGGTGGAGGTGGTTCTACTAGAGATGAACGAGGTGCAGGTGGTGGTGCTGGTCTCGGATGGGCAAACGGTATTCAAGTTCAACCAGGTCAGAGTTATGCTGTAAGTGTTGGTTCTGGTGGTCAAGCACAAACAAGTACAAGTGGTTATGGGTATAATGGTGGAGATTCATTTTTTATAGACACTAATACTGTTTATGGTGGAGGTGGTGGTGGAACTGGTAGAGATAGAAACGGTTCTTCTAACAGAGCAGGTTACGGTGGTGAAGGTGGAGGATATGGTGGAAGTGGTGGAACTATACAAGGTGGAGGATTTGGTGGTAATGGTGGAGATGGAAATAGAAGTAGTTTAAGTGATACTGGATCATCATGCGGTGGTGGTGGTGCAGGAGGATATTCAGGAAATGGTGGTAATGGTGGACACTGTGGACAGTATGCTAGTGGTAACTCTGGATGGTCAGGTTCAGGTGGTGCTGGTGGTGGCGGTTGGACAAATGGTGGAGAAGATTATGGTGGCGGTGGCGGTGGAGTAGGAATATTAGGTGAAGGTACTAGCGGAGGTTCTAGTTCTAGTAACTGTGGTGCTGGTCAAGGTGGGTCAGGTGGTACAAATGGTACAGGTTCTTGTTCAAGTGACCAACCAACTCCAGGTGGAACTTATGGCGGTGGTGCAGGTGCCAATGACGCAGGTGGTTGGTATGGTGGTACTGGTGCTGTTAGAATTATATGGGGACCAAATAGAGCATTTCCAGCAACAGGCACACAGGATCAATAAATATATAAAGGAGTTAATTTCATCTCATGTCTCAATTTAGTGCTGCTAGAGTAAATTCAACAAACCTATCTGCAACCTCTTCGGTTACAGGAGATGGAGGTCTGGGATTTCCAGTATTTACAACTGCTCAACGTCCTACAAGTTTAGGAGGTGGTGATGCTGGTTGTTGTATATACGATTCAACATTAGAACAATTAGTTGTTTGGAATGGTAGTACATGGGTTCCAGTTGGAAGAGCAATGGATGTACTTCCTACATGGGATGAATCAACAAAACCTACCAGTGGATTAATTAATGGTAGGATAGGATGGAATACAGATTCAAATTCAATCGAAGTGTACTGGGATCCTGGAGAACCTGGAGATAATGATGAAGAAGAAGAAGCGGGATGGATAACACCATTTGGTGCTGGTGAAGGTAATACTCTATTTGATTTCTCATCATTTACATTCAAATCTATTGTAGGTAGAGGAGAAAAGGATGCACCATCATGGAGTCAAATAACAAGTGCATATTCAGGTGAAGCATGGAATGATGGTACTAATTTTCAACAAGGTTCATTTACAGGTTGTCAAAAGTGGACTATACCTGAAGATGCTAATTATGAAATTGAATGTGGAGGTGCTAGAGGAGGTAGAGATTTAAACTATGGACAATATAATATTTGGGGTGCAAAGATAAAAGGTACGTTTGCATTGACTAAGGGTGATCAATTAGAAATGGTTGTTGGTGTTGGTGGTAACCAATACTATTGTCCTCATGGTAATGAGTGTGGAGGTGGTGGAGGTTCATTTGTAGTTAAAAATAATACACCAATAATAATCGCTGGAGGCGGTGGTGGTTCTATGGGTGGTAACTATGGATGGTCATGTGGTAGACCTACTAGTCATTGTGAAGGTAGAAGTGGTGAGTATGGAGGTAGATACGGATGTTATTGCCAACCTAGTCAACCTTCTGCTGGATATGGTGGTAATAGATGTGGTCCTCATACTGGTGCTGCTGGTGGAGGATATTATAGTGATGGAACAGATGGTTCAAGTCATTGCAACATGAACAACTCTAAGGGTAAGGGATGGAATAATGGATTAACAGGTGGAAGAGGTGATCATTGCTATGCACCTACAGATGGTAACGCTGGAGGATTTGGCGGTGGTGGAGGAGGTAATTTGGCATCTCCTGGTGCTGCTGGAGGATGGACTGGAGGAGGTACTTCTGGTAGTTGGTCATCTTATGGTGTATGTGGAGGTGGAGGTGGTTCGTATAACACTGGAACATCACAACAGAATACTCAAGGTGGTAACTCAGGAACAACTGGTGGACAATATCAAGGTAACGGATATATTAAGATAACCAAACAATAAACTGGCATACCTATAGACAAAGAGGGCAACAATCTGCTATACTGGCGAAGTAATTGAGCAGAAAGATGCCCTCATTTTATTTGCAATCCATTGACGAAAATGGAGGAACTACAACTAAATCATTCGATTCAAATTATATTGATGATGTAGTTGATAATGTTGACGATTTCCTTAGAGGTTCAGGATTTTGTTATGATGAGTTAAAACTCGTTAAAGCATTTACACCCTATGATGAACTAGCAGAAGAACCTGAACCATTGGATTTTAATAATCCAAGGGTGCTTGCCGAACTAGAAGCGAAGGCAGGTGAGAACAGAAATTAACATATATAAAATTGTAGTCCATCATTTGAATATCTTTAAGAACTATGGGTAAAACTTATAGACGAGGTGGTTCTGAAAGAGGTTACTCTTCACCAGGTAAATCACTAAGGGATAAGCGACAACGAGGTACAAATAGGTCTGAATATAGAGGGGAAGATAACTCCAAATCAAAAACTAAAACCAAATCTTATTATGAGGAAGAAAAATGGACTTAGATAAAAACAAAATACCAGGAGTTGATATATCAGATCAATCTCCTGGTTTGATACCTGAATCATATGATGAAGATGATTTGGAGTATGATGATGCTTCATTTGATGGAGTAGAAATAGAATACACAACATCACTGTAATGAAAGACCAGAACACGATTCAAGATGATGAATCAAAACAAGATAAATGGAACAGGGCAAGGACTCTTTTATTAGAGTCTTTGTATAAACCTGATCATCATTTAAGGTCTTGTTCTCATAATCAACTATGCTATAATGAGTTGATGGAATTACGAGATCAAGTAATAGATCTTATTGGAAATATGGATAATCCTCATATTCCACCATTAGCATTTGGTAAGAAGAATAATCATGTGGAACCAACTATTAGTACACCAAATGGTGATATTAGTGAAACTCTAATGAGTGGTTCATTGGGTGATTATTATATGTCTGAAAAGAGGGAGTATTAACAATGGACATTGAATTGCCTGAGTGTATATTATTAGATGATAGAGAAAAGCAACTATTAAAGGATGCGTTCTTATCATATATGAAAGAGTTAGAAGTTAAGGCGAAGAAAGAGAAACTATTAACTGCTGAAGCATATCAGGAGGTGAGGTATCAACTTGAGAATATGATACAGAAATTGCATTTGGGGTATGGCGGTGAGTAAAGTGTCCACTTAGTTGACACAAGGCAATGACATCTATTATAATAGAGGAGCGAAAACAAACGAGTTCCCGACTACCTGACAAAGTAGGTTGATTCAACCGATTTAGCAAGCAGGATATTACCGTTGGGGTAATGCACACATAAGACCCTCAGTTTTGTTTTCGCTCACCATTTGGGCAAGGGTCTATGGTTGTCTCAATTCAGTTGAGAAATTACGCCCTGTAAGTCCTACACACAAAAACGAGGAGATGGATGTGCCTCTCGGTTCGCTACCGAAGAAAGAACTAACATCCGCTAGCTATTTTATTGTTGTCATGTTACTTCGAGAAGCAAAATCTAAGTTTGACTCTCTTGATAAAAGTTTGATACCTAACTATGGTAGAAACAAAGGCAAGAGAGGACAAATAATTGAACAACTATTAGGTAAAGAATTGTGTTCTGGTTTACTTGATTTTGATGATGGTGAAGGTAAATCATTCAAAACAGGACAAACTATTGCTGTTACTCAATTAAAACATGTTTTAGATGAACTGATTAATGGAGTATCATTTAAACAGAGTAAAGTATTTGCAAAGTTAAGTAATTGTTGGTTTATTAGATTCACTAAAGAAGGTAAGTTTGATACTGATCTTATTTTCAATAGATATACATCTCCTTTGATATTTGATCAACTATCTGAGGACTGGGATTATATTAGTGATTGTGTTCGTTCAGCATATAATAATGGTGAACAATTAAGAACATTTAATGGACCTAGAGATAAGAATGGAGTTAACAAACTACTACAAATTAGAACTAAAGCAGGTAAGAATAAGGAAGGTAATTACACTCCATTAGTATATAATGGTCAACAACTAAAGAATAAGTATATGGCATTTTATCTAACAAGAAACTTTGAAAAGTTATTATTTAATGTTTAAGTTTCATAACATTTTTGACAATAGATAAAATATCTGTTATAATTACTATCAGTCTAAAACAGAGGATGACTGTAGGTGTAAATCCTACCTATTCGTAGTAAACTCAACTCTTACGAAAAACAAACTACAAGGTAGAGACTAAATGAAAAATTATACTGAAGACCCTCAGTTGAGGAGTCTGTTGGAGGTTGTTTGTGACCCTAAAAACAAACTAAAAGATAAGAATGGCAATTTAACTATACCATTTGAACAGGGTGCATTACATAGAGATAAAATATTTGTACACCCAATAGAAGATTCACTGGTCGATAAAGAAATATATTTCGCTTTCATTAAAGCATCCAAATTATTCATTAGTTCAGCATATCAGAGATTTATCTGTGTATCTACTATTAAGAAAGCACAGAGATTTAACTATAGATTGTGTCAAACTCTAGTTATTGCTTTGCGTCCTGATGGTAAATATGTGATCATTGATGGACAACATAAAGCAATTATGGCATATCTTTCAGGTGAAGATTTAGACCTTCCTTGTCAAATTATAGTTCATAATACAAATGCTTCATTACCACAATGTATTAAGATAGAAGCAGAATTATTCCAAGATTTGAATACTTCTCGTAGGAATACAAGTAAACTTGACAAAGTTCGTGCTGGTTTATCTTATGGTGATGAAGAGTGCATCAAGTTCCAAGAGAACTTTGAGTATGTTGGTGTACATGCTGAAGGTATTGGATATGTAGATGGACCAGAGGTTAAAGGATGGGCAAAAGTAGCAGAGTCTATTGATAAGTGGAAAAAGATTAATACTAAAAAAGCAGTTGATTACTTATCACCAATATATGCTAATAAATGGCATATAGGATATATTGATGGTAGTATGGTTGGAGCATTAGCAGGTATATTTAATTTACTTGATGTATGTGGAGATGGTAAAAAGTATTCAGGATTGAAAGAGTATCTTAAAACTTACTTCACTAAAATAGGAAGATCAAATTGGATTAAGAACACAAGAGGTCAATCTGATGTTCTTATTGCAAGAAGAATTGTATTCAAGTATAATGATCTTGTTAGTTCTGGTGTTATCGATGGTTCTACAATCGGTGAGGAGTTACTATTTGGTAACAAACTAAAAGACCCTACTAAAGTATTTGAAAGTAAAAATGATGATGATGACTAAATGACAACAACTGCTCTTCAAGCATTAACATCAACGACTGGTAATCGTACTGATAAATGGAACACTCCCACTGATTTTGTGGGAGATGTTATTAAGTTCTTTGGTACGATTGACCTAGACCCATGTTGTAATGACAAGGACAATCCCAATGTTCCTGCTAACAATTATTATGATGAAAGTGATGATGGTCTATCACACAAATGGCATGGTAAAGTGTTTATGAATCATCCTTATAGTAATAGTAAGGAATGGATTCCATACGCTGTATCACAATATCAACAGGGAAATGCTAAGGAGTTAGTATTATTAATTAAACTAGATGTGTCTACTAAATGGTGGAAATCATGTTGTAATTACCCTTGGATTGCTATCAACAAACGTATGAAGTTTGGTGATGGTAAAGGTGCATCACCTTTTCAATCTGCTATAATATATCTTGGTGACAATCTTACTCACTTCAATGAAGTATTTGGTAAGTATGGTACATTATATGTGCCATTCAATAAAGTGTCACAAGATCTCACCACAAATCCTATTCAATCTCTTATACTACAAGCATGAGGAAATTCTTTTCCGATAAACTGCAAATTAAGTACATCCGAAAGGCACTTAAGCAGTCACATCTTTACAATGATGAAGAACTCATCAAACTAAAGACTTCTCTTAATAAATTATTAAATGAGAAGGAAAAAGCACGTCAACTTACTAACCGAGGATTTGGGTATGACACCTAGAAAACTATCAGTTGTTTATGATGAGAATTATGACAACTGTCAAGAGCAAGAGGATGACTGGGTATCATCAGTATTAGGTACTGAAGATGATGCTGTTTATGATGTATTAGCAAACCTATGACTAACAAATGGGAAGTATTACTAGAACGTGATAACGGTTACAATCGTACCGTTATCATTGAAGATTGTATGTACGAAAATGAAGCACGTGATGTTGCTGAAAGTATGTACGGAATGAATGTACTTCGTGTATTATATAAAGGTCCAATGAATAATGAACAACCAAGAGACTACAATGATTTTGAACGTCATGCAGAAAGAACCAGATACAAGGGACCAACTGCATTTGAATGGGCATTTAATAGTAGTGGAGGAAGTGGATTAGGTTTATTGGCAATACTTCCTATTGGTATAGGTGTAATATTAATTGCTGAATATTGGTTGCCTATTGCATTACTTTCTATTATTGGTAGTGTCACTTATGGCATAACTAAGTATGTGTATCCATCAAAAGATAAGAAGAATGAAAGTACATTATGAAGCAAATTATTGGGATGATCTTTTTAGTTGGAAAGACTTAGAGCGTTTAATTAACATTAGACCATTAATGACCACCGATAGAGTTAACATTTTAGGTGATGAAGGTGGTCTTAAATGGAGTAATACAGGATGGACTAAAGACCCTAATTGTTTCCCACCATCCTTAATTAAGGATGCATTAGATAAGAATATTATATTCTTTTCTGATATGACAAAGTGTACTAAGAAGGTAAATGACTTCTCTAAAATGTTAGAGAAGGAGTATAGATTACAAACTGATGCACACATTTATGTTTGTAGAAATACCAATATAGAACATTATTTTGGTGCTCATTTTGATTGGAGTGATAATGTTATTGTACAATGTGAGGGTGAAACTAACTTTAAAGTATGGGATAAAGTAAAAGATAGGGAACAACAACCTTATAAAATGAATATAACTGAAGACCCTATTTTAGATGTTGTAATGAAACCAGGAGATGCAATTTGGATACCACGTTATCATCCACATGAAGCAATTTCAAGGTCAATTAGATTATCTGTTAGTTTCCCAATGTATAATTTCGGTCATTTCTTTGAAGAAAGAAAGTGGATTAGTTTAACAGATTAGGTATTTATTTTTATTAACTTAAGGTTTTCAATTCATCACAAATGTTATAAATAATGATAGTCACCGCAAGGTACAATTAGGAGTAACAAAGATGAACTGAAACCTCATATATTATGAGTCAATAGTTTACAAAGGAGGTCTAATTGTCCAATAGTTTA